AAGTGCGAGCGTATGTAGTTGAGTTAGCAATAACAGGTGTTTGAATATTACTAATATTGCCACCTTCACCTGCTAAGCGAACACTAGTTACCGAGTTAGCAGTAATAATATTAGCGTTGATAGTATCGGCACTAGCAATACTGCCACTAGCGGCACCTGTAGCAACAACGCCGGGTAAGACATCATACTGACCGTTTGGTAAAGTCCAAGCATTGTAAGTTAAGGTAGTGCCACTTAGCGACCATTTATCTTTGTCTGTTAGAACACCCATAGAGAAGATGTTCATTAGTGTAGCATCGTCGTTATAGTAAGCGAATGAAGGGTGTGTCCAAGTATAGTTTTGTGTTGATACAGCAGGAGCAATCAACTCTACACGAGGTGTTTGAACATAACCGGGAATAGTTGAGAACGCTAAGTTACCATAACCATCAGTAGAGATAAATTGTGAATTAGCACCGCCAGTGATTTTGATATTAGCAATAGCAGCCGTAATCGCAACACCATTACTTGTCACACCTGTAATAGCACCAAGTGCGCCCGCATTGTTGTATTGTAGTTGCGTATCATCACCAGCAACTGAGGCATTACCGCCGCCACCTACACCCCAAGTGCCATCGCCCTTTAATACATTTGACGAATTACCATCAAGGTTCAATAAGGCAACATTACCTACAGTTGGTCCAGCAGTTGTGCCTTCAATATAGAAGTTTGCTGTGATACTATCATTTATTAGATTTAAACTTACTGTGCTCATTGACTGTCCTTATTTTGTTTTAAACTTACTGTGCTCATATTTCTGCCTTAATTACTGTAACGAACGATTAGACCCATCATTAATTTACGAATGTTAGAGAAACCTGTAACCGATGATGGGTAAGTTGCTGTGATTGTGATGATATTGAGTAGGGTATTGTTATCATCTGGTGTGATTAAGGTAGATGGGTTAGGAGTAGCAGATGCTGGAATCTTTAACACACCTGTGCCAGCAGCCGCTACAATATTGACCACTTCTAAGCCAGCAACCGAAGTAGAACCAGTGTTGCCACTGGCATTTCTCTGTTTAGTTAGATCAGCAACGCCAGTAAGTTCTCCGGCAGTAGAGTATGTAAAAGTAGCAGACATGATCTCACTATTCACGGTTAGAGTCCAGCCAGATAAATCAACAATGCTACCAGCACTGTCTCGCATTGTGAATGGGATTACCAGTTGTTCGCCATGACGAACTTCAATATAGTCGATTTTATCGCCCACTTGAATCCATTTGCTAAAATCGCTTAGTTTTAGGGACATATTTATTTCCTTATCTTATATTTATTCTGTTGTTATTTTTTCGCTTTTAGAGCCAAGCAGGCTTCACTGGGAAGACAACATCATATGGATATCCTTCCTGATCTGTGATATCAAGTAAATCCTGTCTAAATTTTGTTATTTCCTGGCGCTGTTCTTCTGATAGAGAACTATATCTAATTGGATTCACCGTATCTACTAATTGAAGCATCTTCATTCTAGTTCTTCTTACCATCTTTATGGTTTCTTCGGCATCTGGTAACCACATCTTAATATCAAAATTGAATTTATAAAACTTTTTTGTATCAGTTGGTTTTTCTGGTATTCTTATTGGTTGACCGTCAGCAATGTAATATTCCGAGCAATCATATTGTCCAGCAATAAATTTTTTGCCTTTAATTGTAGTTTGGTCTTTTGTTGGATAAGCAGTAACACTACTATAAATTCTGCCATTATCTTCGTAAAGTGTGTAAATCATACGCTCACCTTCATTGCTTTGACACAAAAACCATTAGTTAATAATCTAAAGTTTTCTTCGGATGCTTCAGTATTAAACTGAATTGGATCAACTTTTAGCATTAGACAGAATTCTGCTGAACCATCACTACCAGCAAATAATCTTGCGCCAGAAATAGCCATAGATGGCTCATATGAGGCATCTGATTTTACTAAACTCTGGTCGTCGCCTTTGAATGGATCAACAATATACCATCCATATTCAGGAGCACCGGCAGCACTAGCAGTTTTGCCCTCAGCCCAGCCGTCATAATATCCAGTATTAAAGCCTTTGCGAAAGCCACGCTTAAACTCGTCAGAAGCAACCATTGCGTCTAAAGCAGCAGGGTGGTCGTTCTTTGTTAGATTGTCATAGCCGTCATGATAACCATATACGAAGCCATCATTTTCCCCTGTGTGATAACCTTCATCATAAGCAGAGTAAGCATTAGCATCAGCCGATTCAACCGAAGAAACAATAACTGGCGTAAGTCTAGACCATTCAGTATCTGGAGAAATTCTGTATCCAATACCTAAACTAACAATACAAGCCGCCAAGTTAGGATTTAGAGTAGAATATTTAATAATCCCAGAATAAGTAGCATCTAAATGAAGAGTATCTGTCGATGTAAACGACAGACTTTCAGTGGCTGTACCAGGTATCTCAAACCAATCATTTTCAAAAAATTCTATTTCCGTAGTTTCTTCACCACCAATACTAGAAACTGTTGATGTTAATCCATTGCCACTTCCACTCCATAATGATTTAATATCATTAGAAATGGTGTCAATGATACCATCAGACATTTTAGCGGCAGTAATAATCTTATCAGCTAGAGCAATAGCACCAATAGCGCCTGCCGCAATAGCTGCTGCTTTAATAGCACCATCAGCAATATTTTCAGAAGTAACTGCTTTTGGAGCAAGCTCATTAGTGGTAATACTTTGCGGTCCAATAGCAGGACCACTCCATGTTATCTTTGTGGCAGCACTATATGAACTTACTGATACTTCATTACTTGCTCTTAAACTAATCCAAACTGGGCAAGCAACAACAGCATTGTCTACATAAGTTGAGTAAGTGCTACTATCTACACCATCCATAGTGAATGAAGTTGAGTTTACAACAGTAACAGTTGATGTTTTTCCAGCAATTTCTGGCATGCCATTCGGGTGATACAAAAATACAGTGTCGCCAGTAACTAACCCATGAGCGGTAGAAGTAGATACAAGTGCTGGATTACTTTTTGAAATGCTAACTACATCATAACTTCTAGGCTCAAACTCAGTGACGGTCATTTTTGCTACATCACCAGCAGTCCAATAAATGTCAGTGTCGCTAGTAATTTTACGATACAGTTTATGCTGTAATACATTAGCAGTATGACCAATGTAAAAGTCCATTGATGTTACTAATCCAGTAGATGGAACTACGCCAGTAACATAGATATTGTTCACGCTGCCACTAGTAGCAGCTTTATTAAAAACAGCTATTGGCGCAGCTGGTGTGCCAATATTGTTAGGGTTTACTACACCAATATTTGGACTTGGTGTATACTGAGAGATACTAATATTATCATATACTTGCTCATTATATTCAATGAGGGTCAATGATACACTTAGGAAGCCAGACTCATCCTTTGTTTCTTGAACTTGAGTAACTCTGAATAATTTGTCTGTCCATTGATATCTTTCACTATCAAAACTTACAATATCACCAGCATCAATCTGAATGCCACTATAATCAATAGTAACTGTAACTACCAAGTCTTCACGAGACTGAATTAGGCGTCTAGTAGCAATATATTGAGCATGAACACTATTATTAACAAATGGCAATGATAGATTGTAAACGTTATTTGGTTCATTAGGACTACGATCTTCAGCGTCTAAATCAATATAAGCATACGAAGTTGCGTCATAGATATTGGTATCTGGATAACTTGCTTCAATTCTATTAAATGAGCCATTCAAATCAACAGGGTTTAGTGAGATAGGGCTAATAATATTATTATCATTAATCTTAAACAACTCAGAAACTGTTTTTGCTGTGTCTGTGCCAGCAGTTTCATCATATGCTTTGTTGATTACTACGCCCCATTTGCCACTAGCCTCATTCCATTGTAACCAACTATCACAACATTCTGTTAACTGTTGTAGATTGGAAAAACAATTATTTGATGGATTGATTACACCATTTAAATTGTATCTGTTCATAGATGATGATGAGCCACCGGTATATGAAATTTGTTGTTGAGAGTAAGCAGTTAGATTATCTAGACTTGTAGTATCAATTTGATCTAATGGAATAGCACAACCATAACGTTCATTCGTCAAATAGTCTAAAATTACATTACCAGTTCCTGTAACAGGGCTATCTAACTCAACAGTTAGTTGCTCTAAGCCAGTAAGTGGAATATCTTGATTGTATCCAACACGCACAATTAAGAACGCGGTATTAGACATTACATCAGTATATTGCCATCTTTCACTAGCACTAATTAGAGTATCATTTAAAACAGTAATGGCAGTTTGAGTTGTGCCATTGACTGGCATATTGCTGCCATTACCATAGCGATACACATTAATGTAACCATTTACTTTTGTTTCTGTTGTGCCAGTAGCATCTGTCCAACTGACTACTTTTGTTTTATCTGATGTATCAAAGTTTAAAGTTTTGTCGCCCCAAATGATTTTACCGATAGAGAATTGCTCTCCATCTGGAACTTCTGATAAGGCACATACATACCACATTGTTTTATTTGACTGACTGATTTTAGCATCAACAATGATTGGCTTTACCCATGCTTTGCCATATACCATTGGTAGCACATTAGTAGTTGCTGGTGGTAATTGAATTCTTGAGCCATCACTTGGTTGCTTTGGAGTATCATCCTTTCTTAATAGTAAATTGCTAATAACATAAGTTGTCAATAGTCTTACGCCAAAAGTAATTGCGGCTGCTCCTAAGCCGCCAGCTGATAGACCCATTGCTGAAATTACGGCAGGTGCGATAATTGATGCTGGCATGTTTACTCCGCGAAAAATGTATGTTCTAATGGCTTAGCACCTAAGCGGCCATAATCGATATCAGGACTATTAGTCATTTTTGAAATTGTCCAATACTTTACTTTACCCTCATCCATTTGAGATATGGCATATTCTTGATACGCATGTAGCAAACGATATCCAATAAGCGTATTTCTATACTCTGGTTCTACCCACCAACACAATTCATTTAGTGCCAGCATCTGTGGATTCCAGAAGTTGCCATTTTTCATACATACCAACATACCAGCTGGCTTACCATCTCTGTATGAAATCCATGCTCTACCATTACCATAAACTACATTAGTAAAAATGCCAGATACATACTGTTCATTTTGTTCTAGTGCTAATGCCTTTATTGGGCTTTGTTTAGCATAATTCTTCATAAGAGCAATCATACTAGGAATATCATGCTTATCCGCTACTTTGATAACTGCCATTATACACCCTTACCAAAGTCAAATTTCTTATTTTCTAAGCCTGGAACTCTATCCATGCTTGTATCATCTGGGTAAAAATAATTCCAACTCTTTGGATTTGTTTTTCTACCAGCGACACGATTCTCTAATACTTGTTTGTATGAACTACTTTGCAAAACAATAGTGTAGGTATCATTTAGTGCGTCAAAGCCACTATCACGCTCTTCAGCAATAGAATAACTTGTAATGATGCCAGTATATCGCAATACTGATGAAGTTAAAGCATATGATGAATCATAGAAGCCACGATAAATTTTAATCTTGCTTCCCTTGATTACTGGATAGTAACCTACTGGAATATCTGCTTGATTTGTAACAGCAATAGCAGTTTGTGCTGGCCCGCCAGCTACCCAATAGATATAATCTTCAGATAACCCACTTAGGGTAATTGAAGTATCGTAGCCGGAAGATGTAATAGTTCTCTGATGACCTGAAATAGACAATAGACCTTGTAGGTCAATGTAATCATTTCCTGAAATAGTTTCTACTTTATAAGAGGTGCTAAAGTATAAACTTCTAGTTGTTTGTTGGGTGCCATTAGTAAACACAACATCAATAGAGACAAACTCAGCATCTCTAATTGTATTTGTATTCACTACTTGTGGGATTAATGTGCTCATTGGTTACTCATTTATTAATTAGGCATTACCTAGCCATTCGTAAAATTGAAACTCGCTGTCCCATTCTACTAAAGCATTATTTATCAGTGTATTGCCTGATGAGTTTTTGGCGCCAGGTGTCAATGAGTAAGTTGGCATATTTGGACAGAACACTTCAATTTTACAGTTGCTGCCAACTACAATATTGTTGCCAACCACAGATGAAGTTAAAATATTAGGACGATGTGTAGTAATAGTAACAGTAGCACTACTACCACGTAATACTTGACCTGTGCTCGTAAATGGATAATACTTATTGCCAATTTGAATAAAGTCGCCTGGTTCAAATAATACTGCTTCAGCAGCCACGCTTGGTAAGTTAGTAAGAACTAACTGATTGCCAGTAAATGAATCAACAGTAATAGCAGATACTTGAGCATCAGTCATTGTTCCCTGATATCTAAACATCCAACTCATTCCTGTATTAGCGCCTAACTGAATAGTTTCTGGTTGATATCTATCTAAACTATCAATAGTTTGAATTACACTACGCATACTGTTGTATGGTTGTGATGGCACACTAATAGAAAATCTCCATGGATTCTTTGTTGGCGTCATCTCAGTCTTTGGAATTTGACTGCGAGAATATTGAATGCCAACTAACTTACGATTGTTGAACTGAATTTTGTTGCTTATATTAAAAATATGCTGTAGTGACATATTATGCTCTCATTCTAACTGGTAATTCTTTTCTTGCCTGCTCAGTAGCACCAAGAAGTGTTTTTCTGTTTTCAGCAAATAATCTTGCGACTGATTGCCCATCAACCGCAGAGATATTGTTGTTTGTAGTATAGTAGTGATTTACAACTTGCTGCCCGCCGCCACCTAGTTGATTGTTTGGAACAATAGTGCCAGCAGAGTTAGGAATGAATAGTTCTGGACCATTCTCGCCAACAATACTGGCTTTACCTACAGGAGGTTGGCCGCCATCAGCAAATCCTAGACCACTAAAAATAGTCTTCATTGCACTGCCGCTACTGCTACCACTGCTACCAGTTTTCATTGCTCTCCACAAATCCATTGTTGCAGCGCGCATTTCAATCTTTAGCAAATCTTTGATAATACTATCAGCTAATGAGCCAAAGTCTAGTTTGCCCTTATCAATCATGTTATCAAACGCATTACCGATATTGTTCCATGTTCTGGTAACAGCATCACTAGCAACACTGAATGGAGTGATTGAGTTTGTAATAGTATCAAATGCTGACTTAGCACCTTCGGCGGCAGAGGCATTACGAGCTTTGATGGCATCTTGCTCTTTAGATAGATACTCGATTTTCTTCTTGGCTTTTTCGGCTTCTAAACTCATAGATAGTAAGATACCATCTACTTCTACTTTATTTTTCTCACCAATGATGACGGCAATTCTATTTTGAATCTTTTCAACTTCATCTAACTTAATTATTGATTTTTGTATGCCATCTTGTGTTGAAGTATCTAGCGCAGCCATCTCTGCTCTTGCTTCAATTAACTTACTTAATAAACTACCGACTTCATTGTAACCAGAATCACCACCATTAATCTTAGCTAAACTCTGTAATCTAGCAGCACCAGTAGAAACTTCATCCGTGAATTGTTTCTGAATATCTACCGCCCTCATAGCATAGCCAATACTTTGAGTTTGTGCTTTAGATAGTAAATCTAACTTTGCGCCCTCAAATACAGCGCCGCCAAGATTTTTCCATGCTTCAGTGTGAGAGCGCATTAGAATTGATTCATGCTCTAATATTCTGGCACGTTCTAGTTCAGCAGTTAACAATTTTCTTGTTTCTTGATGATTTGCTTTTAGAATTTCTTGTTGCTTTTCATATTGCTTTGCCTGCTCAGCACTAGCAATAGTTCCTTTTGCTTTTTCCTGCTGAATCTTGTTGTCCAGTTCAGCCATTCGCATTAGGTAATCTACTTCTAGTTTTGTTCGCTGTAATTTTTCGTCAGCATATGACTTATCAGCGCCCATAGTTTCGATCTGAACTCGTTTCAAATCCTCTGCCATTTTTAGTTGGAAGCCAAGAGCATTAGTTTGCTGTCTCATTGCCAAGAACTGAACTGATAGATTTCTAGCAGCCACTGACGCTTCCAAGTCACCAACTGATTGAACCATTCGCTTCTTATTTTCTAAGAAGTCAAGTTCCATCTGATTGCCAGCAACGTTGCCATCAGTTCTGCCCTTCACTTCAGCAATCTGCTTCTCGATATCTAAGATATTCTTTTGTGTTTGTAGTTTTGATCTAGCAACTTCATCACCCTTAGAGGCAGCAACAGCAATAGATGCTTCTACCCCAAGTTGTCTAGTTTGAATAGCAGTAGTAGTTTCTAGAATAGCATTCTTATAAGCAAATAAAGATTGAATGGCAGCATTGCGTTGGGCTATTGCTGCTCTTTCTTTATCAGATAAACTATCTGTGCTTTTTTCTAAGTCTTTGATGGCCGCTTCTACTTTTTTAAGCTCATCTCTAGACGAACTACTAAAATCAATTACATCAAGGCGTCTAAATGCCTTCTCTTGAGCAACTTGATGCTCTAACAATGCTTTTTTAGATTGTAGTAATGACAACTCATAAGCATTAAACGCCATTGCGCCAGCTTCAATGAACTTACCTTGTTTCTGAAGTTCAGATACATTTTTTACTGTTTCAGCAGTAACATAGCCAGTTGCTTTACCTACTGAGTTCAAGAAACCAACAGCATCCTGATTTGCTTTAATTCTATTCTCAGCAATAGCCTTTTCTTGCTCTTCAGTATCAGCTAATAACTTAATAGCTTTAGCTTGTTCACGAAGCATACTAGTAGCAAGAACACCTCCACTAACCATTTGATCAAAAACAGTTCTGCCATTATCAGACATTCCCATCCATTTTGTTAGACTATCTGTCAGATTTTCATATTCAGCTTTTGTTTTTATAGCAGACTGACCAGTTAGAATCAATGATGTGTTAAGATTGTCGAACGCCTTAATGCCATCATATACTTTATATGCCAAGTATCCAATGGCAGCTACAATAGCGATAACCGCTCCGGTAGTGCTAAAAATAACACTTACTAAGGTTCCAAATACACTAGCAAGAGCGCTAACTGCCGGTGACAAATACTGAATAGTGGCAGTAATACTAGTAAAGTTTTTAAGAACGCTGTTTATTTCGTTAATACCAGCACTCAATGAGCCAAACATACCCTGTAATTGCTGGCCCTGTTGGAATGCCGCGATTAGTGGGTTTTGCCCACCAATAATTTGAGTAATAAAGTCGTTAACTTGTTGAGTGGCGGCACTAGCGGCACGGGCAACTTTACCCTGCGACTCGGCCGCATCGTCGTTTGCTTGTTTAAAATCCTTGAGTGCTTTTGATGCTTTTAACGCACTGGCTTGAATATTATCTACGCCTCGATCAAAGCCACTACTATCAAGATTAGCGCTTACGTCAATATCTGCCATTATACACCTCTATTCTTTAAGTTACGCTCAATAGCTTTAGCAAAAAATGCCTTTACTCTAGGAATATAGGTATTCGCTGGCAACTGATCACTTTTACCATGTAACATAATATCCTCAGCATAAGAATAGTGAGATACAATCTTATCTCCAACTAAATCTGTGTTAGCACGAGCATAACCAGTTTTGATTGGTGTGATGCTACGAGCAAAATCTAAGGTATCCTGCTTTGCCTGACGCATAGCAAGTTGAGATTTTAGTATTTTTCTGGATAATCCACTTGTATCTACTGTTACAGTCATATTATTTTCTTTTTGTTCTATTAAGTAGGTCAGATAGTTGCTCTTGAGACAATGATTTTGCCTTATACTCCATCTTTCCTTTATCATCCAACGAGTGATATCTTGACCAAGAAGACATAACATCATAACACATCAAGTCTAAGAGATTGGCAGACTCTGCCACCTGACTAGGTAGCATTCCATACTTTTCTCCTAAACTTGCGTATAATAACATTAGTTGGATGTCCCCGCTTGGCTTGTCTGGGTCAACTTCTTGGTCTTTAGCTTTAAAAGATATTGCGTCACTAGAACTAAGATGTGCTCATAAATCTCGTGGTCAATCACATCATCTTCTTCTTTAAGCAATTTCTCGCCATTCTCATCTCGTAATAACTCTCTAGCAATACCATCAATCTTTTCTGGATCATTTTTCATGCCAGCATCCAAAAATTGCGTGTAAAGTGCTAGAGATGGG